CGTTACCGAATTGACCTCTAATACTCCTACTATAAACTTTACCAGAAGGAGATATTCTATTAGTCCACTCTTCACCTAGAATACGTGTACACCTATTTAAGATATATGGTAGGTCGAAAAACTCACTGTTCCAACCTGACATAATATCTGGATAATCAGCTTCAATATACTCAACAAACTTCTGAAATAATTCCCTTTCTGACGAACACTTAACATAAGTTACATCTTCATCTTTATTATCATAGTCCCCTAAACCAAAAGTATGGTATTGTCTATTAAGTGAATCAAAACAAGTAATAACATTTACCGTATGGGTAGGATCTGCAGGTTGTGGAAATTCATCAGGTGAGTAAGTCTCAATATCCAGAAATATAACCTTGATAGGGTTTTGACTAAATTCAGTCGTTTCATTTACCTTCCAAAATGTATCAATTAGATACTGCTGAACTGCTGGTTGGTTTTCAAAGACACGCTTTATACCAGTATCTTTTACATACTTATACCTATCATATTGAGTTCTAAAACTCTTTTTTACTAACTTAGTACCGTATATAGACTCGAACTCACCTTTACCTTCAACATAGAGATACGGGTCATACGATGTTGTTACTTTAATTCTTTTACCATCTTTATCCCAGGTAAATAAATTAATGCATCTTTCACGGGGATCATAGTATATATTACGATAACTCACCCATATATTATATCACTGTTCCTAGTTGTATCTACTTAAATTTACTCTTCTTTCGTCATCTACACCATACTGATAAAGCTCGACATAACAATCAATATTTTTATCATCCTCTAACCATCTCGTTTCAGCGTACTGGCGCCCTTTCTTACATAAAGCTTTATACCTTTTTCTATCTTGTAAAGTATATTCAACCTGGTTTATCATTTCATCACCTGTTTTAAACTTAATAGGTGCATTTTCATAAGTACACATGTCCTGACATGCAATAGGTAACCCGAGAGCACATGCTTCAATATATTTTAAATCAGACTTAGCTCTATTAAAAGTATTATCTTGTAACGGTGCAACAATCATATTAACGTTCAAATCGTATAGACCCTGTCCATATTCATATAGTTTCCTCCATGGATGGAATTCAACTTTACCAGAACGTACTAAATCTAGTATTGGCAATGGATGTGCACCTAAAAATACCCATTGATACTTATCTACAGTTTTTCTTATAACATCGTTAACATGATGGAAATCATCCTTAAACTTAACCCTTTGTTCAACATCAAAATGCGCACCGGAACCTGCATATAAAATTCTCGGCTTCTTTTTATTACGGTCATAGCTTTCCATTGTACGGTTAGCGTTATAAAACCTATCTAACCAAAATTTTGGCATAAAATTAGGTATAACAGTTACGTTTTTATTACCAGTCTTTTCACGATAATAATCTCTCATGAACGGACATGTTACGGTAATTTCATCACACATTGCCATCATTTCTTGAGCTGACTTTCTTATCGCAGGGTCTGTAAATGCAGTCTTATATTTGTTATAATCAGGTATATCTTCTGCAAAACAAATATCATCGATTTCATAAATCAGTCTAAAATTATTTTGATCTGCTAATTTTCTCAACCATTTTACGAACTCTAACTGCTGTGGCGTTGCTTGTCTTTGAATACGTACACCTTTCGTTTCTATATAATAACGAGGATCTACATTCATAACTGTCGTGCCATGTACAACCGCTTTATTGTGAGCATTCATCACTTGCTCTGGCCAAATCATACGCCAGTGTCCACATCCGGAATAGTCAGCATAATAATTTAAAAAACGAGGTAGACTCTGTTCTGGTGGTTTTTGTGCTGGTCGTTTTACCGCTGCTTGCTGTACATTATTATTAAAAGGGGTCGGTTGACCTGTTTGAAACGGTAAGTTACCTTGTATAAACATAATATTAATTAATCAATAAAGTTTACTCTTCTAGTGATGCCATTATGTTTCTCAAGAAAAATTACATCTCCGTTAGCAGATTTAATACTTTCTTTTCTATGGCTAATTACCATCACACATTCATTATACTTTTCGACACGTTCGTTCAATATTTCTAATACCAAATCTACACCCTTTTCATCTAAGCTACTATCAAATAATTCATCATAAAAGCTAATATTGTAATAAACATCGCCTTGAGACTTCCTCATATCCATAAATGAGAATAAACATGCTAAGTCAATAGCTTTTCTTTCTGCACCTGAGAAGTTATTATAAAGACAAATCTTACCTTTTTCATTTACAATCTCTTCTTCAAAATATTCATTAAAGACGCAAACACAATTACTATCCAATTTTTTCAAGAAATGAGTCAACTTACCATTAAAGTGAGATAATATTTTTTTAACAATAAAACTCTTAACACCTTCTTCACTTACAACAAACTTAACAACGTCCATTAAGTTTACCACCTTTTTAAGTGAATCTATTTCTTGCTTTATTTCTGCAATTTTATCACGTGTTTCACCAATTAGATCATCAAATGAATTATTCTCAGCTTTAATATTAGAAATATCTTCTTCGTATTGTTTTATAGTATTTTCAATTTCATCTATATTCCGTTGTAGATATGAAACGTTATTTTTTTGTCTCTCTAATTCATTACATTTATTATCAACTTTAACTTTAGCAGTCTTATAACTGTTAATATCTTTATTAATATCTTCATAATTAACTTTACTTTCTTTTATATCTACTACGATATTATTAATTACATCGTTGAGTTTATTCTTTTCACTCTCGATCAAATCTTTATCATGATCTTCTAAAGGTCGCAAACAAACCGGGCAACTAGCTTCATCAGTACCAATTTTACTCAAACTGTCTTTTTTTGCGGTTAAATTAGTTTTAAGCTGAACCATATTTTCATAAACATGATTCTTTTTTGCTTCAAGTTCAGATATTTGTTCTTGGATTTTATCCGACTTATCAACATATGGTTGTAGGTCTATTGACTCAACCTTTTCCTTTTCACTTTTATAATTTTCCAGATCAGCGTTTTTAATATTGATTTGATTTTCAACCCTATCTATACGAACCTTTTTATTTTCTTCAAAGTTATCAACTTGTTGTTGTTGTGAATTGAGATGATTATTAGTTTCTTCTAATCTTGTTATTTCAATATCAAAGTTACGCTTTACTTCATTATGCTCATTACGCAACTCACCAAGCATCTTACTAAACACTTCAAGGTTAAAAATCTGTTCAATAAACTTACGTTTTTCGGTTTTACTCTTACCCATGAAAGGTACGTGATTATTAAGAGTCATTATAACGCAGTTTTGAAATATTTCCGGTGTTGAAGAAAGTACTGTATTAATATATTCATTTGTATTGGCTATACTATCTCTAGTCTTATCGGTACCGTTTTTATAGATATATACTTTACTCGGGTTTAATGTACGAATAATATCAAATTCATTAACACCATGCTTTGGATCATCAACAGTGAATGAAAGTTGTACTTCACATGTACCTGAAGTAAGATTATTAGCTATAAAATTTTTCTTAAGATCTCTTAATGTCTGACCAAAGATAGCAAAATAAAGAGCATCTGCTACAGTACTCTTTCCAACACCATTTCTTCTATCTTCTTTATCCCTGTTAATACCGGTTACGATATGCAAACCTTTATCAAAGTTAACAGTTACCGGTTCTTCACCAATTGATAAGAAATTTTTAATTTTTAATTCTTTAAAGCTTACATATTTCATTTAACTCTTTCGTATAATGATTGCGTATAATTAACAACGTCTTTTTTGTTTTGAATATCTAACATATTAACAAACTCTTCAATTGCTTGTTTGATATCAACCCCTGATAAATCATAATCTTGATCATTTTCAATTTTAAGTTTATTATAATTTACATCATAATCAATCCTCAATTCAACAGGTTTATAAGTTGTTAGTTTTGTTACCAATGCATCTAAATGATCACTACTAATATTTTTATCAATTATAACCTTTATAATATTACCTGGTAATACGTCTTTAAACACCTCTTCAACATTTGTTACGTTGATCAACTTAGACAATATAATCTTAATATGTTTCGGTGTAATATTATTTTCAAAGAATTCATAAGTTAGGTCACCCGTATCTAAAACATAATAACCTTTAGTTTGCATAGTATCACCAAAATCCATTTCAAATGGATTACCAACGTAAATTATAGAGCTACCTTGCATTTTAAAATGCTTTTCATCTCTTGCATGAAAATGTCCGGTGAAAATAAGTTTAGATTTTTCAATTAGAACATCAGGGTCATCACCATGATCGCAAATCTTAAACATATTCATTTTAAAATTTTCAAGTTCAAAATGACCAAAAATTAAATCGCTATTTGGTATATCATTTATTTGAGTACCCCAAGGGCAAAATGACACCGTTCTACCTTTATAATCAACGGTAGCTAATTTATCATAGACAGTTAAATTCTTATAACCTTTTAATATACTTAGACTATTAATTTCAGATGTATCTTTATACCATGCATCATGATTACCGGTAATCATTGTTATATTAAAATCATTAAACTTATCTAAAAAGTCTTTAGCAAAATTTAACGTCTTTACAGAAATTTCATCTCTATAATGAAAGAAATCACCGCAAAATATAATATCCTTTATACCTTGCTTTTTAAGATTATAGATATACCAGTCAGCCCATTTATTAGCTATACCGAGCCAGAAGTCATTATTCTGGTGTACACCTAAATGTATATCTGAGAATATTGCTACTTTACTCATTACCACCTACATCAATATCATCGCTCATAGGCTTAACGTAAACCATACCATCGGTAGAGTCTAACATTTCTTGTTCATATATCTTTTCCTTATATTGATTAAGTGTTTCGGTATGTTTCTTTTCTTTCTTAATTCTATTAATAAATGCGTGAAAGGCAATTGTAGTAAAGTAACTGAATGGATTGTACTCAGATTCAACATCAAACTTTTTATTTGTTACAGCTGTATACATTTTAACTAAAGCATCTCCTACCATTTCATCCCGGTATGTATAATTAATGAAGTTAGATGAATAACTTAAACCATGCGCAATCTTATGAATCATATCTCCTAACTCACGTGAACATTCTTCAGTTTTATAAAAATTAATCAACTCCTGTTTAAGTTCTCTCGGATCAACATAAAACTCGGTCTTCTTTGGTTTCGGTCCTCTACGTTTACCGGTCGATTTTTTAGTATTAGCCATAGCTTAATTATATTATATAAAGGCTTATTTTTCAACTATATCAGTTAATGTATAATTGATTTTTTCAGAATTATATATTTCTTTTCTCTTATCACCGTGGCGGATACCATATTTTAATTGATCACAAATATCAATAATAATTAACTTATCTTTACTTTCATGCAATCTTAATCCACGACCTATAGATTGAATAGTTCTAATAAAACTCTTACCACCTGAGGCAAACATAATCATGTGTATATTTTTAATATTGATACCTGTACTAAAAATAGAACTCATAGCAATACATACTACATTACTATTTGTTTCCATTATCTTTTTAATCTCATCTCTCGTTTCAACCTCAACTTCACCTTTTACAAAAAAGACCTGCTTACCATCACATTCAGAAAGTTTATCATACAAAGCATCGCCATGAGCCAGATGGTTGACCAAAATAAGAGAATTATTATTAAATTTATTACAAATATTTTGAATAACACTATTTCTAAAGTTATTAGTATAAATAAAATCTAATTCAGCTTTAAAATTATTACCACCGGAAATATATAGAGGTTTATCATTATATTTGACATTAATAACTTTAATATCTACATTGGTTAAATAACTCTCTAATCTAAGTTCATAACTATCTTTATCATAAATCACTTTACCCAATTTACCTAAAATATTCCATTCATCAGGTTTATTATCAGGTAACGTACCGGTCAACCCAAATTTATTATTAGTACTAATTTGAGATACCATTTTACTTATTTTATTCGATTTTTTAATTGTATGACATTCATCCACCACTAATGTATCTACATACTTTATCCAATCATTATCTTCAAACTTACTTTGCAAAATACCCCTATTAGCAATAATACAATTAGCTGTTAAATCAGGTTTTATTTTACCAGTCCATCTAGTAAATTTAAACTTAACATCATACTCTTCAAAGTCTTTATATGTTTGATTCACAAGACCTAAATCAGGTACAATAATTAATATTTTAATTTTAGGATTATCTTCATATAAACTCATCAACAATGATGCAATTGTTAATGTCTTACCACCGCCAGTTCCTAATTTAATAATACCTCTCCCAAACTTTAATGCATTTTCAACTGATGATAGCTGATAATCTCTTAAAGGGTACTTAAGTAAGTTATATACTGAATGATATTTATAATTTTGCGGTTTTACAATATCTAATACATCTTCATCTATATCTATATTATGGGTAGGGAACTCTTGCTTAATATATGTCAATATATCGAAGAAAAGACCAGGTTCAAATAAACCTGTAGGGGTTATACAATAAATGCGAGGATTAGAATAAAACCTCGCTCTACCTCTCAATCTAAACCTTGCAGTATCATCATTAATACTAAAATGTTCTCTAATAGTATCTAACTCGTCAGTTATTAAGCGTATTTTTCCTTTTTCTAATTTAAATCTCATTATAATTGTTCCATCTTCATAATTTCAATAATATTCTTGATATCAAAACCAACAGCACTAAATGTTTTTTCTGTCTTTTCAAGAAATTCAACTATTAATTCTTCGTTGCTTATTTTATTAGATATTTCTTTCATCTTTTCATGCTGATAACTTGCTTTTTCAGCAACTGGTACAGTCACCTTTACAGGGCTCTCTTCTATAATTTTTCGCACAACATCTCTTTTTATAGAGTCTCGCTGTTGTCTCAAACTTAGAAGATTTTTCTTGTGTCTTATTAGTTTTGATACCCAATAATGCTTCCTTGCCGGTGTTTTCATCGATGAATCTTTTAGATTAAATTCATTAATTTGTAGATCTTTTTCTATTTCATCAATATACTGGTCTAATATTTCCACATTTTTATTATAAATACTAATATGAAGAAAACAAGTTTGTTCGAAAAAAAGTTTAAAAAGAAGCTTGAAGAAGATGAAAATACAGTTGGTGGCGGTGCATTAGGACCAGCTGCAGCTATTGGTCATAGTGAGTTAACTGCTACGGATTGGTATGCACCTGGTGATTATAGAAGACCAAAAGCTTTAGGCGCAACTTATTCCAGAAAAGGGGTTGTATCTACTAAACGTAGAAAAAAGAAGAAAAAGAAGTAAATAATTCCAATGGATACAGGTCATTGGAAAGTATACCAAGCAGTGCCGGAAGATGCTTTTGGGTTTATATATGAAATCGTTAATACTATTAACGGTAAAAAATATATTGGTAAAAAACAAATGAAGCGAAAAATAAGACGCTTACCACTAAAAGGTAAAAAGCGTAAAAGAGTAGATTATGTAGATAGTGATTGGAAGACATATACC